GTATTACTAGACTCCCTGTAATCACAGTTAATGCCAAAACAGTAAGCGTGTCCATCATCATACCTCGCTAGGTTATCTTTCGATCCACAAGAAGGACAAGGTTCATGTCCTATACACAGACTTTCCAAGCTCTGTAAACCATTCTCTTGGTACTGATCCTTTTGCGTATTTGAATCCATGTTTATCACACCATTGTCCATAAGTAGTCCTCGATCCTTTATAGAGTTTTTGGTTTGGATTACTAAAAACAAATCTTAAGTCCATGCAGGGATACTCTTCTTTAAGTAAGAGGTGCTTAGTTCTATCTTTAGCTAAGAACCTTCCCTTTGTTTCTACATGGATTTCTTTTAAATCAAATTCTCTCCCACCAATACTAAAATCAGGAGTGTAATGCTGTGTCTTTGGTTTGTAAGGGATACGGTAGGCTTCGTACTTCCAATAAACCCCCTCTGCATCTAGTTGTTCAGCCATAGAAAGTTCTAAGCCTGACCGATATCCCTCTTTAATACCCCTTGCTAATCCTTTAATTGGTTTCATTTTTAGTGGTGAATTGTTCTCTAGGGTCTAACAAACCTTTAAGAACTGCATCTGTATTTTTAACAGTATAAAAAGCTTCCATTGGAAATGAACCAATTTTAAGAATATCCCTAAGATCATTCAATAAAAGATAAACTGTCTCAGGTTTTAAATCTACCACTCTTTCAAATACCATGTGAGCATCCATTTCTACAATGTCTTCATAACTAGGCATATTAGAAATCCTCATCAACTAAATCCTTATCTGCTAAAGAAGCCTCTTGAGCATCGTCCCCCTCATCTTTAGGTTTATCAATACAATCCTCACCCCAATCTACATTATCTTTCGCAGAATATTCTATGAGACCACCCTGAGCCATTCTAACCTTCTTAACTCTAAGTGTAACACCACCACCCATACCATCGTAAGCATAGGCTTCATAAGCTATCTTAATCTTACTACCACCACCTATTAACTTCTCTAGACGATTACCATCCTCATCTAGTAACACAGGCTTTTGTTCAAAAGGCTGACCACGCTTAGGAGTAACCTTAGCCTTCAATTTAAACTTAACTTTAAAGTTTCCTGTATCATTACCCTGATCATCTACCTCAGGTTTAATAGGGTTGTGCTTACCTCCATCCATAAGTGGTTTTACTACACCACTCACTACCTTAGCATCAGCCTTGCTCAATAATAGAGTAACTGAATACTCACCATCAGGATTAAACTTAGTGTCAGGCTTATTCAACCAAGGATAAACTGCCGTACCTACTGGAGTTACATGAAGTGCATTTGCCATATTATAATTCTCCTTTTATAAATCGTTCTGCCCCACCAAATTCAGGGATGTGTTTTACCTTACAGTCTAACCTAATACGATCTACAATATCCATAACATCATTTATTGTTTTAGCTCCTTTCAGTTTAGAATTAAACATACAATTAAAAATACTTGAAATAATAACATACTTTTCTGCCTTAGTATAATTCTGTAATGCCTCTACAGATTGCATCATACCTTTTGATACTTGTTCTACATTTACATTAGCTAAAAAAGAACTCTGCATTTCTCACCTCTTCTATACATAGTATACCATAGCCATCTGGCTTTGTCAAATTTATCTTTTGTTCTAACCTAAACCTCTCTAAAACATCTTCCCTATAAATCTCTATAAATTTTTCTCGTAAAATCATTCCTAGTTGTTCAATTTCACAAGCGTGAGTCCCAAAAGAATCATGAACAACACTAAAACTGTCAATTCCGTATTCATCATTAGCCCCCATTATAGTTAACATTAAATGACAAGCATCCAGACTATGAACAAAGTTAGGAGCTATACCATTGACTTGTCGATGTTTATTTATCTTATCGTTCTGACCATGAGCTGCATATAGTGAAGCCATCTTACCGTTAATCACAGTCTTTACTTCAGACACAGTAGACTTTAAATATTTCTGCTTCACCATAAACCCTGTGGGAAGTGTCCAATAGATAGGCATATCAGCCTTATTAAGAGTAGAAGCACAGTTCTGAAGCCATTGCATACCCTTACGAGCTGATATAACTACCTCTCCGATAGCTTCATAAATAAATCCTGCTAGATATTTACAATGCTTCCACATATCCTCATCTTCAGCGATACCATCAAATACTTTTCCTTTGTCCATTTGTTTTTTTATTTCCTCATAGATTTGCTCCCTCATGCCATATAGAGTAGCTCCATAAGGTGTGGTCATAACTGGACGTTTAACAATGGAACGATCCAGATTTTTATCGCTATTCCATATATTAGACAAAGGATCATTATCTTTACTAATTTTGTCTTTGACCACTCTTCTGACGGTTTCATAAATGTCCTCAGGTTGATCTGAATCAGTAAGGTTTGTAGCCTTACCACCACGCTCATCTCTAAGCATAGCGGAGAAATGCTGTAGACCATTACAAGAACCATCCACCGTTATTGGCAGGTGGCTAATATAATTCTCACCTTGTTCTTTAAAATTTACATACTCAAGGCAAGCTCGTAGAAACTGCCAAGGTTTATCGGCTTCCATCCACCAATGTTCTGTAAGTGGGTTTCTGCCTATATCTAAGATATCTTTCTCATATGATAAAGTCCACTCTACTCTATCCTCTAGAGAAACTTTATCATAACCATAACAATTAGCTAAATGTACCTGCAACCAAGGTGCTCCGTTATTACCTAATGGTTTACCCTTAGAGAACTCCAGTAAACCTCTAGCTGAGTCTTCTCCCTGAGGATTTAGAAAAGCTGTATTAGCATACATCCTACCCCTGAAGTCAAGAGTATGGGGAAAATAAAAAGCTTTCTCATTTTTGAATTTACGAGCCATCCACATGAGCTGAGAAAATTGTATACGTTTAGTTTTCTTCCTGACATTATCGGTATACATCAGGGTAGCTCTACGTTTCCAATCTATTTGCTCATCCTTAGTTCCCTTCTTAGGATATGGATCAGGCATAATCTTTTCATGAAACTCAGGAATAACATTACAGCTAGATTGACTAATAAACAAAGCATCCATAACCTTAAAGATAGTAGAATTAACTCTCCACCCTGTCTCCTGAACCACATTAGTAGCATGAAACACCTGAGATAAATCCATGTGCTCCATCTGTTTAAGGTAAGCTTCATCATTAGATTTGATTAGGTTCATCCCTGTATAGGTATAATAACCACCCACATAAAGTGAACTCCATTTCCTAGGTGGTATAATACAAGGGAGCTTAACAGGACTTAACAGCTCACAGATCGAGTTCTTTTTATCTATCCATTTAAGTGCATCTTCAGTAGCTTCTAACCAATAAGTTTTTTTATTATTTTGTACTAATCCTGTATGCTTTTTAATCTCAAACAGTTTAGTTTGGTTAGCTATAATCTCACAAAGCATTTGACCTAACCTAAGTCTAATATTAGTAGTCCAGTTAGTCCACTTTATATTAGCCTTATTTGATGAGTGAACTAAAACCCTCTTCTGTTTCCTGTAGTTAGTAGTACGCTTGGATAAGTCCCTAGAAACTACACCAAACAAAGCAGGGTTCTCGTTTTTGAAATATCTAAACCTAGCTTCATCTTCAATGAACGAACCAACTTCAAGAGCTACCTTAACTAGTTTTACAGGTGTTGACAGGTGATTAACGCAACCCTTCAGAGCTAGGAACGCTATGACCTCAGACGGTAAGTCATATAATTTACCAATAGCATCTGAAGGGTATTTGTTAACCTTGCCTGTAATATGATCTACTTTTATTTCATCTAACTGTTTAGCTACTCTAGCAATACCCTTCCTAATAAACTGGATTCCTGCAGGAGTAGTACTTTCATGTTTACCCTTACGAGCTTCCTGATTTTCCCTACGATACCTAAGTACCCCCAGGTCAACCATTTCCTTTTCTAAATCTTTTTGTCGTTGTAGCATTTAATGTAATCCCAGTAGATAAAAATTAGTCCTGCATCAATAACTAAAAAACCTAGTTGCTTACTATAAATCCAATAACTAACCCAACAAGTTTGACAGAAGACTCCAACATAGCCACCATACTTATGATTTATAGAAATTAATCTAACCGACAATAAAGCAAATAACGATAATATGACCTCTAGTAAATTTATCCATGTTATGATCTTGATTCTCCTGTAAATTTCTCTATTAAGTCCAGAGTGTCCCTGAGCCTACTACCTAATACCTTTAAGATAGGCATCATAGCCTTAGGGTTGTCCCTAGTGATTTTAACAGCATCATCTTCAGTTAGTACCTTAACCTCTACTCTAGTCTTAGCCTTGATAGTGGCTGTACGAGGTTTACGGTCAAGCCACCCTATCTCACCAAAGATAGCCCCTTTACTCAGAGTAGCTAAATGTACTTCTTTAGTTGGATAATTTCGATTAAATACCATTTTAAATACATCTACCTC